GCCGTTTCTGTTTCCGCCTGATCCGGGCAAGATACGACCACCAGCACCGCCTTGACCCGCGCCACTATTGGTTAGCCCAGCACCGCCTCCGCCTGCGCCACCACCAAATCCCGGCTGTTCGCCTGTTCCATTGCTACCCGCAGCGTTTAAAACTCCGGCTGTACCGCCAGCACCGCCGCCAGCACCGCCGCCACCCAGACCATTTCGCCCTTGTCCTCCACCACCGCCGCCGCCAGCAATATAGGCTCCTGAATAGTTTATTATCGTAACACCCGAAGCAGTAATGGAGATGGCGTCACCACCATTTGTCCCGTTATTTTCTCCACCTTTACCTATAATCTTGCCGTAGTTTTCTATAGTTGCGTTTGGGGTATCTACAATTAAACCTGCTGTACTCGTCGAATCCGACCATACCCAAAAGTCTTCGGGAATAATTAAAGTTCCGTTGGTCACTATAAAGCTGGAGGTCGTAACTTCCTGTCGGTTGCTTTGACTATTTATTAAAGTCTCAGACGTAAGCGTAACTGTGCCGCTTCCACCCACGCCAAACCCTAGTATGTCATATCCAAAAGAAGTCATTAGGCATCATTCTTTGCGTCTGTCGTGTAAAACAGTTTTATCCCTAAAAGCCTAGCGTCTCCTGTTTGATCGTCTGCCGATACGTCCCGCATAATCTGAAAGTATGTCTGCGTATCTACCGCTGCACTTGCTACAGTAACCGCGCCACTTACCGCAGAAACAGTCATGTCGTTGGACGTTCCGCTAAAGGCTTTTGCCGTAGCTACCACGTTAGTTCCAAACGCCGTGTTGATAGAAACATCGTCAGCGATAGATACGCCTGACAAACCCCAAGCTACGGTGCCGTCATCCGTTCCCGTCACGGTCCAAAACGCTTGAAACGTAATGGTTCCTTCGTTCCAAGATTTGGGAAAGCACACGGTAAACTGCGCGTTCTCATCAGAGCTTGCATCAAAGTCCAACACCCTAAGTTCAGGGCCGTTAGAAAGTTCTACTTGATCCAAACCCGAACAACCGTTCGTAGTGTTGGGAGCCATTGCACCCGCTGGAACATAAATGGTTTCTACACCCGCGACCTTTACCGCTGCGGAGTTGTTGGTCAACGCCCCTGCAACGTCACCCGCCCCCGATATATCTAACGTTGCTGCGTCTAACTCACCTGTAAGCGTCAGGTTACGCAGGCTTGCCACATCTTTGTTGGCATCAGCCGTAACCGTCTTACTAGCAACAACCGTACCAACCGCAGCGCCTGTGTCATTGTAGTTTAACTCCGCCGCAGTAGAAGTTACGCCGTCTAAAATGTTTAACTCGGCAGTGGTAGAAGTTACGCCGTCAAGAATGTTTAACTCGGCAGTGGTAGAAGTTACGCCGTCAAGAATGTTTAATTCAGCGGCGGTTGACGTTACGCCGTCTAATATGTTTAACTCAGCGGCAGTCGCAGTAACGCCGTCCAATATGTTTAATTCTGCCCCTGTAGACGTGACCGTTGTTCCTGCCAGTTTTAAAGCAGAAATAGCCGTTGTTCCTGCTAAGTTAGCGTCTGTTAGAAGATCGTACACAATAGCGTCACTACCACCGCCATCGGTAGCAATCATCTTTACTTCGCCTGCCAGAACAGCCACGTTGGCCCCTGATCCTTGAGAGAAAGTCAGCGTTGCACTTGTCGCGTTCTCAATCATCCAAACTTTAGAAACGGTGTTGGGCGCAAGCGTGACCGTGCAAGCCTGACCGCCGCCAGTGCATTTCAAATAGAATGATCGTGCTTGGTCAGAGGTTCCATCAGCTATTGTAATAGTGTGTGTGGACGCATTCGCTATGGCCTCTGAGCCGTAAGAAAACGCTTCGCCAATAAGTTCAAGGTTAGCGTTGGTCTTATTACCCCATGTACCAGACGCTTCGCCAGTACCAATCTCTTCAAGCCTTAGATCGTTTACATATGTACTAGCCATGTTGTTATCCTATGCCGCGATATTCGTCCAAGACGGTGTTTGTGAAGGGGTTATTTGATCCCATTGAAAGGTTTGCCCTATGGCGCTTGTTCCTACAACACCCGTAGGTGATATAAGTGCAGTACCTGTTACCGTGACTGACCCTACCGCGCTTGTTCCAGAAAATCCAGTCACTTGAATGGCTGCGTCTACTGAAACTGTTCCAACAGCAGAAGTCCCCGCAACGCCAGTTACAGGCACATTAACAAAAATGTTACCAAAACCAGCAATGGAGTTGTCAGCTAATGGAGCAAAACCTAACATTACGTCACCTCAACCCAACTTGTTGTATCTTCGTTCCAGTTGTAAAATTTACCATCATCCGGGTACGCAACAGGTGACACCCACTGACATGTTGTTTCATTCAACGTCCAACTAGCATAAGGCTTCGGCTCATAGAAAGCATCGCGGGTACTATCATAAACATAACCGATACCAGCATAGTTTTTTCGTAGTGGTGTACCGCCTAAAGTATGCTGACCGCCATGCGTGTTGTATGATGTTTGAACCCAAGTACCTGCCTGACTATCAACAAAATCTTGCTCTGCAACAATGACTTGCGTAACAATTCCACTTTCTATTTTTGCGTAGTGCGCCATATTTCACCTATTGAATCCTGTATCTTATAATCACAATTCCAGAGCCACCTGCGCCACCTGCGGTTGTAGAATTAGACCCCGTGCCGCCGCCACCGCCACCTGTATTTGCTGAACCAGCAGTTCCTGCTGCGTTTGCGCCACCTGCGCCACCACCACCTGCACCACCTGCACCTGCAACAAAAGAACCAGATGCACCAGACCGTTTTCCACCGCCGCCGCCACCAGCAAGCGTAACAGAACTACCAGTTATACTTGATGCCGTACCTGCACCACCTGCACCCCCAGATGCGTGGGTGCTTCCACCACCTGATGCATTTGCTCCAACAGCAGCAGAGCCACCACCACCACCGCCAGCTTGACCTTCTGCAATTGTGTCTGAAGCTGCGCCATTACCGCCAGCATTACCCTGCGAACCTCCAACCGAAGCTGCGCCATTCTTTGTAAGAGAAGTATTATTACCTTGTCCGCCACCGCCCGAGCCACCTGTACTTGGGTCTTCAACGTTAGCTGAACCGCCTCGGCCACCGCCCGTTGATGTAACTGAGAAAACAGAATTAGAACCATTTGTTCTGCTAGCACCCCCTGCTCCTATGGTAACAGTGTGATTACCCGCTGAAAGCGAAAGGCTACTGCTTGTTTTACGTCCTCCCGCCCCGCCACCACCTGCGCCGCCGCCGCCAGAACCGCCGCCTTGACCACCACCTCCACCACCCGCTACAGTAATATATTCAATATTGTTTCCAAGAACGTCTGCACTATTAACTGTAAACGTTCCAGAAGATGTAAATGTGTGAACTCTAAAGTTACCATCTGTTGTTATAGTGCCGCCAGTTGCGGAATAAAAACCACTTTTAGCATACCTCACGATAACAATTCCAGAGCCGCCCGAAGTCCCTGAGTTATTTTTGCCACCGCCTGCGCCGCCACCTGTGTTTACTGTTCCCGCAGCGCCCCGACCTGTATTATTACCATTGCCTCCCCCTCCATTGCCACCTAATGAGCTTGGCGAGCTATAACCATCATCACCGCCAGAACCACCGCCGCCAGCATAAAACACAGATGACCCGCTTATAGAACTAGCTTGTCCCACACCTCCAACGCCAGCCGCAGACGTAGTTGCCGTGCCGCCTGCCGCCCCTTTACCACCGCCACCCGCACCATTATAAGGAGAATTAACATTTCCGTTACCCCCAGCATTACCTTGTCCTGATGTTCCAGAGCCTCCGAGTGTTGTTCCAACAGAAGCACGACCCCCTCCGCCACCAGAACCACCATTTTGAGCAGAGTTAACAGCATTGATAGTACCGCCTACACCACCGCCTATTGCGGTAAAACCTAAAGCCGCAGTGTTAGCCCCATTGTTACCTTCCGCCCCACCAGCACCGACTGTAATAGTATAGGCTTGGGCTGAAACACTAAAACCAGTAGCATCAAGCATACCTCCCGCCCCGCCACCGCCCGTTTCCGAACCGCCGCCACCCGCAACTATTAAATATTCCACAGTTGTGTCATCAGGAGCAGAGTTTACTGTGAAAGTTCCCGACGAAGTAAAGCTGTGAATTATGAAATCACCAGAAGTTGTAATAGTACCGCCACTTGCATTAATGCCAACGAAACCACCGCTTCTGCTTGGAAAGCTGCCAAATCCACTAATGTTAAACCCAAAACCCGTCATGCGTCATTCGCCGCGTCTGTGGTGAAGAATATTTTAACGCCTAACAATCGTGCCACACCGCTAAAATCATCGCCAGCCGCATTTCCATCCCTAAATATTTGAAAGTAAGTTTGCGTATCAACCGCTGCATTAGTAATAGTCACTGCCCCGCTTACGGGAGAAACTTGTTGGTCTTCTACGGTGCCTATACCCGCGTCTGTAACTGAAACGGCAGTGCCATAGGCAACATCAATAGTTGCACCATCTGCCACTGAAACACCTTGCAAGGACCAAATACAATCATCAGTGTTTGTATTACTTGGCGTCCAAAATACTTGGAACGTCACCGTGCCTTCGTTCCAAGATTTGGGAAAACCTACAGAAAACTGAGCAAAATCATCCGCCGCTGCTGCAAAATCCAATACCATTAGGTCAGGTCGTAGCGCGGTTGTTTCAACCTGCGTTAGAGCAGAACTCCCGTTTGTTGTTGCTGGATACATAGCTGTTGCAGGAACCCAAATGGTTTCCAAGCCAGCAACTTTGACCGCTGCACCGCCTACTGTTGCTGCGCCAGTGACTTCTACACCTGTGGACGTGGTGGCGAGTTTGGTGGCGTTGTCGTAATACAAAACCACAGCGTTATTTTCATTGGTAGAAACCATTGTTTCGCCAGTAATGGTCTGAATCTTAACTTGATCTGAGCCTTGTAAGATTAAATCACCAGTACCGTTGTCTTTTATATAACTGTGCGAACCATCATGGTAAATCTGTAGGTCAGAGCTAGCACCAAACATTGCTTTAGCATTGTCTGAGAATATCAAGCTGTCTGCACTACTATCCCAAACAACATTTCTAGCAGCCGTATCGCCGTGCAGAGTAACGTCATATCCTTGGTCGTTAGCACCTACAGTAAGAGTGGCGTCTAGCTGAACTGCACCATCAATATCCACCGCATCAAGATTGGTCGTGCCGTCTACGTCTATGTCACCCGATATGTCTAAAGACCCAAAAGCTCCAACGCCCGTTGTGGTTATGTTGCTTGCCCCATTATTAATAGCTCCAAAGCCAGACGTAATAGACCCAGAGTTTAACGCGCCAGTAGTTACAATATTACCGCCACCTACGCTATGACCAGAGAAATAAGTAGACACTGTGTCCACGTTGGTCATACGCATTGTTCCAGCATCGTTAATTAGAATGCCGTCACCACTTGCAACCGCAGTAGTTCCTCTAGATGTACCACCGTCGATCAAGTTTATTTCTGTAGCTGTTGTGGTCACCGCTACATTTTCATTGATTTTAGGAGAAGTGAGCGTCTTGTTTGTAAACGTCTGCGTTGCAGCAATACCCGCAATTGTGTCTGTAGTCGCGGGAAGTGTTAGCGTGACATTACCGCTAAACGATCCGTGAGCGGGAGCTTGTATCTGAGCATAATGCGCGTTGCTTGACTCGCAATAAAACTTAACAACAGACTGTGACCCACCATTCTTTAGGTCAATAACGCCCGTTGAAATGCCCACATTCGCCACATCAATACTGCCAACAAAATCAACATTAGTGCCGCCTGTCGGTATAGAAATCACCGCAGTGTCCGCATCATTCTTAATGGTTATGTCGTTCGTGCTGCCTTGCCCCGTAAGAATTAAACCCTCTGCGCTGGTATAACCCATAGCGGCATTGTCACCAGCCGCCGTGTCACTGGTTGCCTCTACCGTGCCACCCGTAATAACGCCCGTGGTTGTTAATGTTGACGCGCCATCGTTAATATACAAATCCGCTACAGTGGCAGCTAAAAATACTTTTGCTCCACCCGAAAGCACAATAGCGTTATCTGAGTTAGAGCTTTCTGTAACAGATCGTGTAAGCGTTGTGCCACTTGACGTATAAGTACCACTGCCAATTTCAAAATCAGAACCATCTTCTACGACATATCTTACAGTTTGACCGTTGGTAATACCCGCCGCAGCAAATGTTTGATAACCCGATTCCGCACTGCCCAAGGTAATCGTTCCAGTACCCGTGGTACTGGTGGACATTTTTGCACGATTTCCAAGAGATATTGCCATGTTATGCTATCCGTATTATTGCGTTGCTTGCATCTGCCGTAGGAAACACAATAGTGAAGTCCCCTGAACTGGCACCCTTATCTGCCCCAAAGTCTAACACACAAACAGATGGATCACTGGTTGCAGCTTCGTTATAAATCAACGCGCCTCTTACAGAGGAAATGGTTACGTTGGAAAACACCTCATCCGCAAAGTCCGTCAGGGCTGTTGTGCCGCTAGTAGTGGGCGTTACGCTTGTTAAAAACTGACCTTTTGCGGTGTAGTTCGTGCCGCTAATCTCATTGCTGCTAGTGTATGCAGTAGTAGCCGCAGTAAAACTTGCGCTGTTGTCATACAAAGCCAACTTAAAAACATTGCTTGCCGTAGTAAAATTATGTGTAGCCGTCATCAACTCTTTTTTGAATGAAGTACACAGGAAGTTGCCCGTAAAAGCCATTACATTTTCCTTATATATTCGGCCAACTCAGGATGACCCGCTTCTTTTATTGCATTATATACCGTAGTTCTGTCGCTTTGAATAGCCTGTTTCATATAGATGACTAGCAGCTTCTCAATGCTGTCACGGTACGCGATAGCTTGGTCACGTAATGCAGGGTGCGCGTCTTCTGAAAAAGCCACAATCTTACCAACGCAGCGGTGCGCCACTTCTTCCGCCGTAAACCCACGGTTGTCGGTAGTTTGAACATCTACCTTGAACTCTCCAAAAGCCATGTTGTTCATTGTTTCGCCCTAACTATCTGCCCTGTGCGGTACTCATCTGTGACTTCACGCGACTCACCAAGCATCTTGAGGCCCATAATAGCTTCGCCAAACCGCTTCTCGTACAGAACCTGAAGGTCTTGTTCACCCTTCATAAACACGTAGGCTTCCATCAAAGCGCCGTAAAGCAAAGCAACTTCCGCGTTCTGACTAATCCAAGATTCAGTAGTATCCGCGCCTATGGCAGAAATAGCTCCCGTGGCTCCGCTAGTGCCGCCAGTAAGAGTTTCACCAACAACATAATCCCCAGAAGGAATATCCACTGTTAAAGCGGTAGAATTAATTGAGTCTAAATTAGAGGATTGACCGCTTGTCCCGCCTGAAACCGTTTCTCCTGCTACAAACGTTCCAGAAACGCTTGTTAAAGTTAAAACAAAGTTGCTAGTAGTAATGCTAGATGGTCGATAATAATACTGCAATTCTACTGCATACCCGCTGTCAGGAGTCGGCGCTAAGATGAAATTATCAACATCAAACTGACCGTAATATCGCGGAGAACCTGTAGTTGCAGAATTTGGGTTAAAAGATTGTATAAAGTTTGAATCTTTAAAGTTTAAAAACACCTGATCACTGCTGGAATCTGTGTAAGACAAAGAAAACGGCGCTAAAAAATCAGAGGGACAAGTAAGAAACTTGTTTGAAGAACCCATAACACCGCTGGCGTTTTTCTGAAATAAACTTAACTGAACGTTTTTTAAAATACGTTCTTCTGTGTTTCTGATAAACACAGGCAAATTGCTGACAAACGTGGTTTCATCGTTTTCAGTGTAGTCTTTTATAGCTTGCTTTAATGTCGTGTATGTATAGCTCATGTTGTCACCGTGACCTCTCCTACTGAAGCTTCTAAGGCTACCGTGTTTTCAATGGCAGTTGGGAGTTCCGCGGTTCCCGACGTAGACCAATTCCCGTTTCCTAGATAAATAATTCCATTAGTGGTTTTAACTATAAAAGGTGTGTTTGTGTCCGGTTGTTGAGGCCGAGCGTCTTTTAATGCTTGAGGGTCTGAAACTGTGCGGAAAGGACCTAATTGCGGCTGCTTCGGCTCAAACTCGTCTTTGCCTACCAGAGACCCATTCCATTCCTTTCGCATATCCTTGTAGCGATACCGAAAACCAGAACGATCTGATATTGCAAACGCGTTTTTTCCGCTGGCAAAGCTTCCCATTAGCCCGTCCTAAAATATTGATACTGTGGCACTACGTTAAACGAAGCCCTGTCACGATCCTCGGTCATGGCGCGTTCAAACTCTTCTTCATACATGGCTTTTAACAGTTGTACGCGCTGCGGGGCCCGCTTAACCGCAATGTAATACGCTAAACCCGCGGCTAAACACGGGTAAAACCTAAACGGCATGTCCACGGTGTTAATGTAAGTGTCGGCGTCATCCATACGCGTAAGAGCATTGTAATAAACCACGTCAGTAGCGTTTTCAGGCGCGGGCCACAGTTTTAAACTGGGCGTTACCTGCCTGTCTAAGAAAAACTGGTTTGGTCTGCCCTGAGAGGTTTTGTCGGGTACAGTTTGGTATTCCTCGCGGCTAAGTCTTAGCAAAGAATAGTCAGTGTTATCCCTACGAATCACCGCCGACAAAATATCAATAACGTCCGGCAATAAGGCGTACTCACCTGTCCCCTTTGTTAGGGTCACGGTCCTTTGAGCAATCGTCCATTGATTTAAACCGCGATTAGCCCACTCAGCCAACATTAAATTCAAGGATCGTTTGGCTGTCTTTAGGTCATAACCTGTTCTAACCTCCAAACCACAGCGTTCAAAGGCTTCCTCAATGTATTCAGCTACATCTAGCTCAAAATCTACGCTGTCAGATACGGTCATATCATTCCTCGTTATACAGATTGTCGAATATTTTGTTAACGTCTAGGGTGTAGTCTAAGTCAGATTTAGAATAATGTACATGCTGAGAAGGCTTGAAGTCTGGAGCGCCCTCTCCCGTCTCAAACCACGCAGGGTGCGTTACACGGACCCTGTTGTTGGGCAAAGCCACAATATTGCCCGTCCATTCCCCCGCGTTTAAAAGCTGCAAAATATGAGCCTGCTTATGTTGAGCCGGATCGTCTGCAACGTCTGTATCGGTGTAATCTACGGTAAACATGTACTTTGCTGGAAAGAACGTGCCGTCAATCTTTGCTAACCACGGGCATGGGGACGCCCTTTCTAACACATACGCCGCGTGAGTATGTGAGGGACAGTCCCAAGGTTGTGCTTCGTGTACTGCCATCGGTTTAGGCCAATCTTCTAACGGTTCGTCTGCGACTAAAGCTGTTATAGGCATTCTGGCCCACATAGCTCCGCCATGCACGTTCTCTCCCCCCTCCTCATCTACCTCGCAACCCGTAAAAATAAGCTGAAAGCTCAAACAACGGTTTGGCATGGTAGTTACAGCTATTGCCATAGCGTGTAAAAACTCGCCATGATAACGCTCATGGTTTACTGTATACTCGCGGCGAACCCAGCACTTAAAGTGTGGGATGTTACTTTGCAAAAAAGGCATTCAGGTTATTTTCTTTTAACCGCGCCGCCTTTAGCAAAACCCTTTTTCTTCATCGCGGCACCGCCTTTAGCGTAACCTTTTTTCTTCATCATAGCGCCGCCCATGTTGCGTTTTACTGCGCCACCAACCTTCATCTTCTTAACTGCGCCGCCAGCCTTCATCTTCTTTGCAGCGCCGCCTTTAGCGTAACCTTTTTTCTTCATTTTTTTCATGCTACTGATCCTTTTGCTCGTTTACGTCTGTTGCTTAAAACAATACCGCACCCTCTAGGAACTACCCCATCTTTGTTGGGCGGCGGTGGTGTTCTTTTGGCTTGAGTGGTTTTAATTTCACCTCCGAGCCGCGCAAATTTAACTTCAGCGGCTTTGGTGTTTTTAACGTTTGTTTTACCTTTAGAGCCTTCTCGTTTTTTCTTCTTAGCCGTTGAAGCTCTTTGAGATTGGGAAAGAGAAGCCGCTTTAGACCGAGGCAAGCATCGGTCAGGGTTCTTTTTATCTTTAGAAGTGCCGCACTTACCTTTAATCTTTCCATCGGTCCCAATCCTAACCCAATCTTGGTCTACCCAATCCTTTAAAGCACCCATTACGCTGACGCCTTCTTTTTACCCTTGGCCCCCTTGGCATAATTGGGGTCTTTGCAGTACTTAGATGCAGCCATGTTAGCATATGCCGAAGGGTATGTGTCAAAAGTTCTTTGAGCCCAAGCTTTTCCCGCAGGACAAATCTTGCTGCCCTTAGATTTCTTCGAAGCACCCTTAGATTTTCGAGAATAAGACATTAGCACTTCCACCTTTTTCTAGCTTGGCGCAAACGACTGTTAGGGTCTTTAGCAGCCTTCGGAAACTTCTTCATCTGACCCGCGGACCTTGCACAAAACGACTTGCGCCGCTTGGCGTCTTTGCTTCCTGCTTTAACCTTCCCTGTAACCGCCGTTTGAAGCTTTGATCCGGGGTTTTTAGCCCTGTAGGCTTTCACACCTTTTTCAGTCATTCCCGCCCCAGATTTAGTGGAGCGGAAATTCTTCTTGTTTCGCGCAGGCATCGTGCCCTTGCTTGTTTTCTTTCTAGTCTCAGTCATACTTCTTACGCAGGTACAAAATAATGGTATATGTATCCGCGCTACTGTGACCCACCGTTGTAAAGTTAATATCACCCGTCTTTCCGCTGCCCGCGTTGTTAGTTAAGCCGCCAAAAGAAGTGTAATCGTGATCTCCACTCTGGTTCTCACCAAGCTCAATGCAAAACGCGTCAGTGGTTGCGTCAAACAAAATCTTGACTTTCATACCAATGCACTGCCACCAAATGCGCTCAATAACAACACCAGTACAAGTGTCCCCATCCACACTGGTTTCTAACGCA